AGCATTAGCAAGTGCAAACTGTCGTGTATTTAGAATATCACTGTAGTCAAAGCCAAACTTTAAAGTAACCTGATAACCTTGACCACCAATAACTGTTACACCTACTTTCTTCATAATCTTCAATACTGTTGGAGACTGGAAGTCAAAGTAGTTAGTAAAGTATCTCATGAAGTAGGAATCAGTGTTATCCTTATAGCCAGTATAAGATCCAATGTATCCAGTCTTACCAATCAATAGATCTTTATTACGAGTGTACTTAAAAGCATAAGGAACAATACCATCCCATGTGGTAACTCGGTTAGCTCCATTGGGAAGCTGTGATCGCATATCAAAGCAATAAACTATCTGACGAGCTGGTAAAGCCAATAGATAGAAGGCTTCTTTATCTGAATATACAGCCTTAATATCAGCTGCAGTCTCAAGACCAATCTCAAGAACAATGTCATCACGAACATTAGAACTAATATCTCTCATTGGAGCTGACTTCTCTTGAATAGTACGCATTAGAGAGCGTACACCTGAGTCAGACAAGAAGATAACATCACCACCTGTAGCTACTACTGAGTCTCTAGCAAGACAGCCAATACCTGTAATGGCATCTGTTAGTGTAAGATTATTAGGATCTGTAGCATTGGAGTAGATCAAGATCTGTCTACGACCAAAGATAATCAAGAAGTTGTTGTGAGCAGCTAGAGAGATAATCTCATCTGCACCGTTAGGCCACACTTGAGATACATCCAAAGTACCTGAAGTACCTGTATTCAAGACATGACCTGATAGAAGGTCTGAGAACTGTACAGTACTCTTAACTGATGTATTGTTAGCACTCCATGTACGACCATAGGCACTGATAACTGTATTGTTGTTCTGTACAGTTCCTGTGTAGCCAGTCTTCTCAGATACACGCCTAAAGGTTGTTGTACTGACAGCAGGATCAAACACCAGAGGATCGTGACCAGCTTGATATAGGTACAAGACACCATTCAACGGAGCAAATTGCCAGTTACTGTTTGTGATTGTCGGAGCTGTACCACCACCCCCGTAGGTCAATACTGTAAGTGTAGTACCTACAAGTTTGAATAGTTTATTGTTACCAGCAGCAATAATGTGTGAAGTACCTGAGTTATCAATTAACTCACCGATAGCTTTGACGTTAGCAGTGCTCAAGTCACTGTTAGAAGCATGAGATGGAGTCCATCCCTTACGAGCACCAATACGTCCAAACTTATCAATCACACAATTATTAGCCACAGTAGCATAGCCAGCCTCAAGAGAGACTGAGCTATCCTGTGTATTCAACCCCATGAAGCCCGGAGCTGATATAGTTGTGGTTAAAAGCTTAGATACCATTAAATGTCAACCCAAGTAGTTTCATCATCATAACGATTACGCTCAATGGCTACAGCATCAGCCAAGGCTAGACGATACTGCTGGTAGATCTCACTGAAGGCTGAACCTCCGTCTTCACCACGTTCACCAACAGCTTTAGCGTATGCAAGCATCTGTACTAAGTGAGTGGGAACCTTTAAAGTATCTGCACTTGCTACTAAGTCTACTTGAGGGATTACAAGTTCAAACCTAAGTGAATACTCTTTATCTGGACGAGGCCACACATCTACTTGTGTATCATCATTGGAGATACCGCTGTAGTTGTAGTATATTGGAGCTGAACTCTGAACTGTACCTAAGAAGTACTGTCTGTTCATCCAATTAGTAGGTACAGCTCTCATAGGTACATCTTGAGTATCATTCAAGACATCAACTGTACGAAACCTCTGACCTGATCCTGTCAACGTGTAGTTACGAGTGTCAGCTACTGTTGGGATTACAAGAGTCTGTGTGAGGACATTCCAATCATGAGCGTCCTCAATCTCTCGCTTAGCATCGTTAACAAATACACCAATAAGGGAACTATAAGGAGTATCACCAACTGACGATACTTCAGTCTCCCGTAGACGTGTCAACACGTTATTAACTAACTGTAGATATGTCGTTGCCATATTCCTTATGTTCCTTAACTTTGTATACTATGGTATCACATTTTAGTGATAATGTCAAGTTATTATTTAATAACGTCAAGCCTTTTTAGACTTCTTTTTAGCTTTATCAGCCTCGGACATAGCAATAGCAATGGCTTGTTTACGAGATTTCACCACAGGGCCACCTTTACCGCTGTGGAGAGAACCTTCCTTGTATTCACCCATAACCTTCTTCATCTTGTTCTTAGCTGTACGCTGACCTCTTGTAGGCATATTCATCATGATATTATTTAACTCCATTAAATCTGTTGTCAATAGCTAACCAAATAGCTCCGAAAAAAGCTCCTATAACAATGATAGGTTTTACAGCTTTAGCAATCCACTCAAGGACTTGGAAAGCACCTTGAGCAGCGTTGAAGGCTTGAACAACCTCTTGTGTATTCTTCTCTATGTTATCTACCTTAGCCTCTACAGCCATTAGTCGATCATAGATGTGTTCATGAGTAACTTCTTCGGTCATGTAGGCTCAACCCAATCAGGATTTAGTGTCCACGTAATACCGTCAAACAAATATTTCCATCCCGCCCAATCTTCAGGCGGCGTTACATTTTCAACAACCGCAGTATTTTGGTTATTCATGTCTGCAATGATTAACGTGGGTGGGTTATTTATCTGTACATGTGTATCAAACAAATAGATGTCATCCGTGTCTTGAAACAAAAATGTAGACGCGCCTTCGGGTAAACGAACTAATGTTTTCATATTTAACCTTTAACAAGGATTTTTGTTGTTCCTGTGGCCAAGCCAACATAAATATTTGCAGGATTATTAGGTGTAGTACTTATAGTACCATCTTGATTTACGTAGTATTTTAAGCCGGGAGTCAATCCAGTTACACTAGTATTAACTCCACCAACAGTTGTAATTGTTGCTGTTTGACCGTTAGTGTACGAGGCAGCAGACAGCCCTAAAAAATTATTGCTGTTTGCCGTTGAATAAGGCGGGTTAAATGCAACGCCCGTAATGTAAGCGACACCCGCCGCGCCCACCATCTGTCTCACAAACTTGTAATTTAAATTGTCCCAACCAAAAGCACCGGCATAAAACCCATTGTTTTGCGAATACGTAGAGTTAATAATAGTTGGTGTTGCTACAGATACCACCCCGCTGGTCAAAGTAACAGGCGCAAATTGCAAATAATAACTATAAGTACTGCTGGCAGGGCCAACAAAATATGTTGAACCATTAGTGTTGCAAAAACTACTCGTCAAAGAAAGTACTGACCAAAATGATCCACCGGGCGTTGTATTAACATTTTGTGGTGTATTAAATGTTACTGTTGATGTTGTATGCGTGGCTGTAATGAAGAAATAAACAGTTCCGCCGGGGCCAAATTGATATTGGTTATAGAAAAATAATGTAAACCCGGAAAAAGAATTAAACGTTGGTACGGGATTTATGTATGGAGCATATCCTCCGGGTAATGATAACGAGGTTGTGGTGCCAATAGTTACAGTAGATCCTGATATTGACAAAACTGCGCCGTTTAAAGTTTGAACTCCTGCATCTACCCCCCAGTATGCAATAACTCTTTGTATATTTGAGTCATACACCAAAGCAGGGCCGGGGACTTGTTGCGCCACAACTTGCACAGCCGTCCCAACGGTTGGAGTAGTCCCAGAAACAGTAACTACGGCTACGTACGGATAGTATGGGGACACATTTATTCTAAACCCTACTACACACGATCCTGTAGCCGCGTTATATGCCAAGGTCAAACCAGAATAATTTCCTTGTGATGCATTTGTTCTTACGGGTGTTCCCATTGTAATGGTGGTGCCGCTTACTGTGAATACAACTACATAACCGTAGCCGTCTGTACCGTTCTGATAAGCCATCATAAACTTGTTGCTTCCCATAGCAACAATAGCGGCTCCTTGCAGATTGGATCCTGCCGCAGGAGCAACGCCAGTTCCCCACGTAATTGTTGTACCGCTTAGAGTCATTGCATACACGTATGCGTTTGTACCGTCACCCGCATACATCACAGAAACGCCAGTTGCTGGATCTGTAGCCGACGGCTGAGTGTATTTCCCCGCTACAGGAGAAGGACTACTTGGCGCTGAGGGTGTTCCAAGGACAGCCCCGCTACCAACCACCGCACTAACAGTGCCATCGGAGTTCACGAGTGTCGTTGCGCCTGCGCTGATAGAGCCTGATGCTGTGGCTGTAATGCTATTGCCTGCAAGTGTCGTCCAAGTAGGTGCTGAACCAGAGCCTCCAGATGTCAGGAACTGTCCTGCTGTACCTGCAGAACCTGCAAAACTTTTAACACCAGCTATACCTGAACAACCTGAAGTAAAAGCTGTAGCTGCTGTAGCTGCTGGTGAAGGACCACCTGTTGAAAATAAAACTGAATTAGCAGAT